CGCCGCCACCGATCCGACCCTTGCGTTGACCGCGTTTGTCGACGCAGCCCAGACCGCTGCAGCGGCCCAGACAATACCCGGCGCTGATCCGGCCGATGCCGCGTACGCTGCCGCTGTCGATCTCGAACTCGGCAACACCGGCGTCTATTTGACCTACGGCACAAACGCAAACTTGGCTGTAGTTACGGCTGGCAACAAGTTCTACATCCCTCACGGCATTCAGTATGTCTACACCAAGAATGGTGGTACGGCAGTCAACCTCTCGTTGGCCGCAGTCAGGATCGCCTAATGCTCGCACTCGACGTTCTCAACGAACTTGCTGATCGCCTTCGCTGGCCTCAGATGGATACCATCGAGAACGCCACGTTGACGAAGCAGCAGCGGAAGCTCCTGCGCCTGATGAACACAGTTCTCAAGGCCATGAGCGGTACCAACGACTGGCCCATGATGCGCAAAGAGGGCACCATTGTCCTCGTCGCATCGGAGCTCAGTGACACGACCAGCGGCACAGAGCAGTACGTGACGGCGACGCAGAACAGCGACACCATCACCATCGCCAACATGACCGCGCTGGACCAGTCCTACGTCGGCCGGGCCATACAGGTCTCCACGGACCAGTACATCTACCGCATCGTGGATGTACCATCCGCCTCGACCCTGAAACTCAACCGGGCGTGGGTATCCGACAGTATCACCGCAGCCGACGAAGCGACGTTCACCATCGCGGTGGACCGCTACGCGCTGCCCGACGACTTCGACCGCCCCACCGACAGCTTCGAGAGCTTCTTCGCTCCGTACGGTATCGAGCCCATCGGCGTCGAGGAGTTCCAGATGCGGCGCAGGCGGCGGGGCTACCAGATGCAGCTTGGCGAGCCCTCGGTCTATACCGTTTTCGGGTTGAACGAAGGCCAGACCGCCGAAATCCTGCACTTCGACCCGTGGCCCAAGTCCGCGCGGATGCTGGTGTACACGTACATTCAGGTCCATCCCGACATCGACTCGGACAACGACAAGATTCTGTTCCCCCCAAAGTACCGGGAGGTTATCATCGAGACGATCCTGCAACTGGCCCTCCGCGACTACGAGGACTCGGCCAAGGCACAGGCTACTCTCAACGACCTGCTCCGGCAGTACAACCAGCTCATGTCTGCGCCAAGCGTGACCGAGCAGGCGCTCGTCATTCGCCCGGACAAGAGTATACGCCAGTCCATCCGCCGCTCCTTCGGGAACGGGGGCCTGCGTGTAAACTGGGGAACCACCTTTGACAACGTAGACGCGACAGGACTCGATTAATGGATGAGCGCCCGGAGAGACTGACTATCACGAATATGCCGTGGCGCAACGGACTGCTCACCGCAGGCCAGCAAACGTCGGTTCCCGAGGACGCGCTCTGGCAGGCCCAGAATGTGACCTCGGAACTCGACGGACTCATGTCCAAGCGGCCGGGGCTGGAGCTCTGGGGGCAGGCCATCAAGGTTCCCGACGGCGACGCAACTGGCAGCGAGGTTACCCACTTCTCGTCCTTCATCGTCTCGACGGCGGGCTGGGTCGAGGTGGACACCAGCTCCACGCTGATTACCGCGGAGACGAACAACAGCATCCTGCGCACGAATGTAGCGGCAGGCAGCAGCAACGAACAGTACAAGATGTACGTGCCCGACGTCCTATCCTCGGGCAGCGAGTGGGCTATCAGATTCGCCTTCCGGGGCAACAACCTTCCCGCCTACACGGCGAGCGGCACGGTGGCCAACACCATCGCTATTCGTGGTCAGGGCGTGGCTGGTAGCGGCAAGGAGTTCGCTATCTGGAGCGGCGGCCTGTACTACCAGAACGCGGCCGACGACGAGTACACGCTTGTCACCGACAGCGAGAACGTAGGGGCAGGCGGCTGGAACTCCATCGAGATTCGCGTTGACGACGCTGCGGGTAACACCACGGTCTACGTCAACGAGACACTCGTGGACACCATCGTCAGCGCCCTTATCAAGGACGTGTCTCCGACCGGGACAGGCCTGATCGAGTTCGAGTGGGAAGTGGAGGGCACTGGCACGGCTGGGACCCAGTACTCCACGCAGATCGTCACGCCCATGTACAACGACGTCGTCACCGACCCCTTCAAGGCCGAGACGATCGTGGCTATCACGGATTACCAGTACATTACCCAGAGCGGCTCCGTCAAACGAGCGCTGCTGACAGCGGCCGGAGATTACATCTACGAGGACAACGGCCTGCTTGGCGCATGGCGCCCACTGAAAGCCAAGACTTTTACAGAAGTGCACTTCTCACACTTCCGCAAGACAATCATCTGGTCGGACAACGACGGCGGCCGTAATGGCAACCTCTGGCAATGGGACGGCGAAGCCGAACCCGAATTGCTGGACGACGCCCCCACCGTACGTTTCACGACCGAGCACCAGCAGCGGCTGTTCGCGGCAGGAGACCGGGACAACCCGTTGCGCCTGTACTACTCAGCAGACCGCCAGCCCAACGTGTGGTTCTCTCCTGCCTCGGACAACATCGAGGATGAGTTCGACACGCTGGTAGACGCGGGCTACCTCGAAGTGCCCTCCGGGCGAGGCGACCAAATTACCGCCGTCTTCGGGGACTACTTCGGTACGCTAATCGTATGGACCCGACGGGGTGCGTGGCGCCTACAGGGGCACGGACTGAACTCCTATAGCTTGGAGGCCGTGTCACAGGATGTAGGCTGCGAGACGCATAACGCTGTAACTCAGGTCGGCAACGACCTCTGGTTCCTCAGTCGGCAGGGGGTGCACAGCCTGCAGGCGACGGACAAGTTCGGCGACCTCCAGTCGGCGTTTCCCAGCGCACCGATACAGGACCTCTGGTCCGTCAGCCCGCGCACCGACGTGAAGATCAGCCGCGAGTACATGCACCAAGGGAAGCTGATCTATAACCCGCAGCAGGGACTGGTCTACGTGGCGTTGCCGCTTATCGGCGACATCACAGCGGACAACGTGTTCGTGTACAACGTGAACACAAAGAACTGGTACGGCCCGTGGACGATGGAAAACTACGCGCTGGCGAACGTCGAGGTGGCTGCCCCCACGACGGAGATCGCCATGCACGGGGACTCGTCCGGACGGATAGGCTTCACGTCTCCCGGCTATCCGGCAGACTTCGAAACGGGAGCCATCGAGATGGTGCTGGAGAGCGCGATGCTCACCGGCCGCTCCCTCGACCCGAAGCTGGTCGGCATGATGAAGACGTGGAAAACCCTGCGCCTGTTCGTGCTGCCGCGCGGGGACTGGGACTTCACCGTCGAATACGTGGTGGACACGGACGCGGTGGAAGGACCCTTCACGTACAACCAGAACAGCATCTACCGATCTTACGTACTAGACGAAGACTTTCGCCTAGATGTAGACCCCGACGCCACCCTCCGGTCGGCGGAGGAGATGGCAGTAATCGAAATCCAGCTCGACGTTGACGGCGTTGGGCTCAGTTTTATCGTTAAGCAGAGTACTGCGGGCGAAGACTTCGTCATACAGGGCTATGAGGTTGACTTTACAGCCTCTGGTCTAGGAGTGAACTAATGGCAATTACGCTGCCCCGCTGGGCAAAGAAAGAAATCGTTACTGCCGCCAAGCTGAACTCGATGCGCGACGCCATCGTGAACAAGTTCGGCGCCATCACGGCTGCGGATATCACGTGGCCGCTGGTGTGCGAAGGCAACATCGACTTCAACTCTACGCACAGCATCGTTGGTCTACGAACCTTCTGGAACATCATCAACGCTGACGAGTACAGCACCATGCAGGATGCCATCGACGCCGCTGAGGCAGCGGGTGGCGGTTGTGTGCTGATCCCTCCTGACACCACCATCACGGCGGACGGCCTGACGCTGACGGCGGGGAGTGTGTCTATCGTGGGGTGCGGCAAGTCCAGTATCCTCCAACTCACGTCGAGCTCGTCTAGTGGCTTCATGCTACAGATCGCCTCGACCGGGTTGTCGGACATTAGCATCGCCAACCTCGTAATCGACGGGCGCTCGCAGGGCACAGCTCAGAAGGGCATCGTGGCCCAGCGGGTAACGAATTTCCACATGAGCAACGTACGCATCGAGGACTTCACGGGCGACGCGCTTGAGTTCACCAACGATGGTACCAGCGGCAACGCCTGCGTGGACGCTCGCATAGAGAACTGCACGTTCTCCGGCGGCGGAGCGGACCACCTGTTCGCCGACGACATCGACGGACTGCAGGTCCTCGGGTGCAAGTTCCTGACATGCGCGGCCGGGCCTATCAACATTGAGCCGGACGCCTCCGCAGCGCTGGCCAAGAAGATTCTCTTGAGCTCCGTCGACATCGACACCACGGTAGGCGTGGGCGTGTCCATCCTCGGTGCGAGTGCGACGGCCAACGACAACTGGTCCCTCATTACCCTCTCAGGCGTGCAGGTGACCGGGACCACGACGGACGCCTTTAACCTCGGACTGGCCTTGAAGACGCTGAAATACGTCAGCATGACCGACTGCCAAGCGCCAGCCGCAGGCAACGATGGATTGGCGTGCGACATCAATACCGGCCTCATCGCCGACTGCTTCTTCCCGACGGCCACCTCGAACGGCATCGACCTCGGTGCCAGCGATACCGTGACCGTGCAGGGCAACATGCTCCGCGCGGCGCAAGCCATCGGCATCGTCGCC